ACCTCGGCTACGTCAGGGTCAGACTCTGAACCTACTGGGTTGACCTGGATGCTGGGCCGCTGCTGGCGCTGCTCGTTCGTGATTTGTCGCTTGATGCTGGGGAGGCGGTTAATCGTCAGGCATGGCCGACCGTCAGTATACCTGCTGGTTGCGATGTTATCCGGCCACTGGTCTCCGGCCAGGAACTTCAAATCATCTAGGCTGGCATCCCTATTCTTGGCTTCTGCCTCTGCTGCCAGCTTGAAACGTTCTTGCGCTACCCGCAGAAAGTCTCGCAGCTTGTCCCGTTGCGCGGCAATGGGATCTTCTGGCGAAGTCGCTGTTTTTACGTCTTCGTAACCGTCAGCCAATGGTCTTCGCTCCATCCGCTATCTCGCGCACTCGCATGTCATCCCAATTCTCGCTTTCGGGAGCACCAGTTCCTTCCTGGTGAGTGGCTATCTCTGCTTTGATTGGGAAAGGATCATTGGGATGGATGCCGAATGTGTAAAGTCCGTGGGCATATCCATCAGCAAAACCAGCGGCGAATATCTTCTCCGCCCACTCCTTTATCTCGTCAGGCAACTGCTCCCAAAGTCTGTGTTTTTTGTCAGCCATTGTTGCTGAGCAAGTTGATTTTAACCGCAACGATGGCTCCTATATCCTGCTCGGTAATGAGAATGGTCTCTCCCGCTTTCCAGTCAGGAAACTTATTGCCTGCACCGGGCACTAGAACGGTGTCGCCGGGCTTGACCACCGTCTTGCAGAATGCCCCTTCAAACCAGCGCCCCGGCCCAACTGCCAGGACTTTGCAAAATACTGGGATATCCCGTGCCGTGTCAGGAATATAAATGCTGCCCACCTTCTCTTCTTCAGGAAATCGCTCGACTAGTACCCGGTCGTGGAGCGGCTCCATGCGCGTAAATTCCGCTTTGCCCATCTTGCTCAGTGTGCCTCGAACTGTTCCCATTACTTGTGCCTCCAGTGGCGTGCATTTAGCGCGAATGTGGCCCGCTTCCGTACTGCCGTACTGCCGGACTGCTGCTGTGCTTCGCTTTGGCGAGCTTCGAGAGTGGTATGCCTTTCTTCTGGCTGATTCCTAAGCTCTTATGCAGCAATCCTTTATGCGATGGCTTGATCTTGATGGCCATTATTTGCCCCTCATGCTGCTCAACTTGATGCCCTTTTTCTTATGTCCCATTGCCGGGTTGCGGTGCAGCTCGCCAACCATCTTGCTACGCTGGCCACCGGACAGTGGGCTGCCCTTGCTGAGCAGGTATTTCACTTGCTTGCGGGTCCAAGGCATCATTGCATCCAATTCTGCGCATCTTGTCCTGGATAGCGCATTTCTGGCTTGGCTTTCGGCTTGGGCGCTGCTACCTTCACGCTGAACGTCATGGCCAGCATGTCGGCACAGTCCGGTGAGCTTAGCCCGCGCTTCTTCATGTCTTCCTTGCGCTCAAGCTGGATTTGCTGCTTACTGCTGAATCCGTACTCCGGTCCGCAAAGTTCGTCTGCCAGCTCGGGGTCGTCGGGTATTTCCGAGCCAGATTGTAGCCACTCACGCATCGCTCCCCATACTTCCGCGCGGCGATTAAAGTATTGAGCGGCGTCATTGGCCCCAGCCCCGCCATGAAACTCAAAAAGCCGTCTGTTATACCCTCTGTGAGTAATATGGTCGATAACACCGGCTCCAATGCCATCTCCATCCACGACCGTTGCATCCACGCTCTCGCTTTCCATGAGCTGAATCACTCGCTCCGCCACAAATACCGTGTCCTTGCCGCGCAGCTTCTCTAGAATCACTGCTTTACGGCCTTGCCGATAGCCAATAACTGTCTGGTCGTCTCCGAATCTGGCAACATCCACAGAAAGAATCTTAGGCAAAGCCTCAAAACCTTCCGCCTTATACTTCCTAGCGGCAGCCACAATATCCGAAGGGATAAGTTGAGCACTACCTGCTCTCGGAAACTCGCCACGTACCCTAACCCGAACGAAGTCTGAATCTTCTCCATAGTCTGCTATCCACTTGTCAATCTGGGCTTTGTTGGTGCCTTCCACTGTGCGGGAATCAATTTGAAACGTCTTCCAACGATGCTTGAAACGCCCAAAACACTCACGAAACCGACCTGTATTCTGCGTTGGATTCCCGAAGGCCAGCCAAATAATCTCCGTGTTCTCGTCGGTGAGCGCACCCTCTGCTACCTCCCAAATCCTGTCGGCAATGGCGCTCGCCTCATCAAAGATGAGCACGATCCGCTTACCCTTATTGTGCAAGCCGGCAAAGGCTTCTGTGTTGTTCTCACTCCAGCTTATCCTGTCCGTTCGCCAGACTCGCTGATGCTCCGGCTCCCGTACCGTGATGCTCTCGCTGTTCACCTGAAACCATTTGCTGTTCAAGCCAAGCCGAAACCACTTTGAAACCTCTGGCCAGGTCTTGGTACGAAGTTGAGTATCCGTATTCGCTGTCAAGACGACCTTGCAATCCTCGCAGGTCGACATCGCCCAGTGAATCACCATTCCCAGGAGCGCGGATTTGCCAATTCCATGTCCAGAACTGACTGCTACCTGCAAAGGAACAAATCGCGTTGAGCTGGAGCCTAAATGTGCGGTGATTGCGCTTAATATCTCCGTCTGCCATGCTCTAAGCCCCCTGCTTTCTTGTAATTCCGATTCGCCCCAAGGGTAACAGTACTTCACAAACTTGATGGGCTGGCGCGTGAAGCCCGCTATGTCCTCAATCAGCGCTAGCTCTGGATTCTCTATCGTCGCTGTCATCTATCAATTGCCTGCGTCTGGCCACCGTCTCAGCCAGAGAAAGTGTCAGCGTGCCGTCCACTGTAACTTCCTGCGCTACCTTGCCCTCCGTGCGCTCAGCCATCTCCCGCAAAAGAAGCACTTTGGCCATTCCTCGGCGCACCAGCTCTTCCATGATGGATGCTTCTATCTGCTTGCGATTGTTGGGCTTAGACAGAATCCGCTCGAACATCTTACTAATGTGGAGTTTCTTAGGACGCCCTGAAGGATTTCCAGATTGGCCTTTTACCCACGGTTTTAGGCCTCGGTACTGTGCTTTTTGAGTGATAGCAGTGTCGGATTGAGCGCGGGAAACAGGGTCCACGGTCCACAGAATCAACTAGCCTTAACTGCCTGTCAATGGCTGAATAGTTATGAATTTGTTAATCTGGCTGGCTTGTGCTCTGCGCCGTTCTTGCGGCTGGCGGCTTGCTTGGCTGCGCTCTTGCTTGCTCCACCGAGCTTGCCTAACGCTACTGCTGCGGGATTCTTGACTATGAAGGCACCATGATATTTCTGCCAGTGTTCACGCTCCTCTGCGCTGGCATGACGCGAGAATTTATACCCCTCGCATGGACAGGTTCGGCTGTCTCCGCAAACGAAACAATGACCATTTTCGTTATGCTGCGAGCGGTAATCCCCGCAATAACAAACATCGGAACCATGCTGTTTCATTAGAGCTTACCAGCCAGTCATAGAGAGCGTATTTGCTTCGAGATAACGCCTCCCGCTAGGTCCATCAATGACATAGGTGGTGTGAAGTGGAATGTCTACATGGGGAATTTGGCCACTGTGCGCGGTATCCTTACGCCAAGTGACCTGCTCAGGGAAAAGCCAATCAGTAACACGATTCCAGTAGTCTTTCATTGGTCTTGCCTCCATGTCGCCCATTCTCTACCTAAGCGCTTAGGATGTCAAGCACTATTTTCAACTATTTTAATCCACTGGCTTGTGCGTCCTGCCGTGAGTAATCATCCATATTGTGGCGTAGCTGATGCTGAATTGCTTGGCGATCAGCTTGGGCCGCTTGCCAGCTTGGTACTGACGGCGTATCTCTGCCGCCTGCTCATCCGTTAGCTTGCGCCGTTCAGTCACCCATGGCTCCCATGCAGACAGTCTCCGCGCTAACTCTTCGGCTCCGGCTTAGCTGGCGATTCGCGATCCAGTGGCGGCTTGAGGCAAGGATTCTCGCTCACCGTAGCCTCTCGCGGATCGCCGTAGCGCACCTCTACTTCGTAGCGTTCGTCAGTAATTTTGTCTCCTCGGGATTGCCCAGCACCTCGCACATGATGCGGTAAAGTGTCATGGCTGTGATGTTGGATTCGTCTGCTGGCCTGAATCGCTCTAGTTGTGCGTCCAGCAAGGCGTCGAGTTGGCAACGCCGACAATCATCCTTGTGCATATATCGGCTCGGCTCATGGTCCGCCGCTACATCTGTCGTGTCGTGCGGCCACTCCCGCGACAAGCTGCGAAGCGTTTCCGGCTGGCTCATGGCTGCCGCTCCCAACCAATCAGAATTGCCCCACCACACAGCAAGACAAATAGAATCCAACCAGTTGAATGGCTAACAATCGCACAGGTCAAGCACCATGCCCCAGCCGCATGTCTATAATTCCATCGCCATTGGTTCACAATCCCTCCTCTGCCTGCTGCTTGGCTGCGTCCCATCGGTGCGCTACAGGGCTGGGCGCGGCGGCGAGAATGGCTTTAGCGCGTTCTTGGATTTCAGAATATTGCCAATCAGGAGGATGGACTGCAAGTAAATGTGTGGCTAAGGCCAAAGACAGTTCGCGCAACCGTTCTTCACTTGCAGGGCTGGCGGGCGCGGCGGCTAGCGCATCTTCCCATCCATAGGAGTACACAACCTCTTGATCTTTATCGAAAATACGGCGCTTTCTCATTGCCTTCCGCAACCGCTCATATTGTGTCATCACCGTGAACTCCTATTCACCATTTCAACAAAGCGCCTATTCTTTTCTTCGATAAGCGCATATTTCTCTCTATGTTTTGGGCAAGACCTGTCTAAGTTTCGCTGGTCCTGAGTAATCAAAAATGGACCAGTGAAAACTTTCACCATCTTGTTACAGCCCTTTTCTGGACACTTCAAAAGTTCCTGTGCCATCGCTTCCTCCCGTCCGGCTCTTGAGCCACGCCTCAAATTTACGCTCGGCAGTGTCCGCTAAACTCAAGACCAAATCGGCTGAGGTTTCCATTTCAGCAGGAGAAAGAACTTGATACATCGCCTGCCCCGCTCGCAGCAAGTCCGCGAGGCCGGATTCACGCAGCGCCTCGTCTACGTCCCAATCGTTGCCACAAGTTTTGAGTACGACCGCAAACTCCCGCATTGCGTTGTCAACGTCCATCGCGCTCCTCCAAACTTTTCGCGGGATGCTGGCCCGCTTGGTTTGTGACGTTGCTAGCAGCGATTAACTGTCGCCTGCTTACGTCTTCCCTAGGGGGGCATCCCCCAGTTAGTCAAACACGCCGCAGCATCCCGCTTCTCTCACTGGCCCGAAGGTACTGAACTCCAGCCGCCAGTGAAACTCGCAAAGCCTTCATGTACTTACTTGCTCTCCAAAAAGCGCAAATCTTTTATTGCAATTCTCGCATTCCACTACCAGGTAGGCGCAATCAGAGAAATCTTGTTCATCGAAAAACGCCACTGGGTAAGTGTCTTCATGCTTGCATTCTTCTTTTTCTACTTTCGGTCTCCCCATAAGTCCTCTCTTTCTGGGATTTGATGCCCTATCGAGCGCCAGAAACTTTCATGCCAGTCTTGCAATGCCACTTTCCTATTTATCCTGATAAGGACAATTCCCGGCGTATAGCTAAAACCTGCTACTCTGCCTCTCAGTTGCTCCGTACAAGCGCCCCATTCTTCTGCCTCTCTGGTGGTCGCCACCTCTTCCCCGATTTCAAAGCTCATCTCCCCCTCCACTCTCTATTTGGCCGCCAGTGAAACTCAATCTCTCTAAGCTTCCCGACCCTGCTCCTGCGCGATGCCGAGCCAGCGTTCCAGCTTGTCGGCACAATACTTAAAAGATTTCCATCGCACATGATGGGCTTCCTTAGAATATCCGTAAGTATCTACATAAGCTTCTTTGCGCAACTCCTCCACCAGTCGCTTCCCTTCCGCGAGCAGGGCCGAGAGCGCGGGGATGGCGTTGACGGCATCCATGATGAGGGCTGCATTCGATTCTGGTGAGGGCGTTTCCGTCCCCCGTGATAAGCAATCCACGATTGTAATTCCAGTATCTTGAGTTAGGCAGCGTCCCGCCTGATGCCACGGCCCCGGCGTCGCCTTCTCCCGCAACTCTTCCAACCTTCCTACCAGTTCGCTTAGGGTCGGGGCTTTAGTGGGCACGCTCATGGGCGCCTGCTTTCGATAATCGCTCGGCCTATCAGCCGCTCAAAAGTTTCAGCTAGGTCTGGTACTTTGTCGCAACGTTTTCCACACTGGCAGCAGAGAATACAGCGGTGCGGGTTCTCGCGCTCCCAGCAGCAAATATGCTTTCCCTGTGGTTCGCTCATGGCTCCCTCCAATTCTCGAATGGTTGTTCTTGCTCGCGCCCCCACCAACGCACTCGTAGGCCACGAAATCCTGGGATAGCAAATGGGACGGTGCAAGCTACCGCTCCGAGATGGCGGATGATTGCGTATTTCACGCTGTCGTTGTCGCTCGGTGGCGCTTCGAGTTTTATGACTGGGGCGTAGCCGCGTAGTTTTCCATGAGCAACAATATAAAACCTATCTCCGGGCTTTGCTTGTAATGCGAGCGAATGGTTCGTGTACCAAGACCATTCAGTCCACGGACCTTCTTGAGCAACACAACCTGGAAGTCCGCCTTCACGCAGCCAGTCCTCCCAGAAATCTTTCGGACACGTCCCAACTAGGTCGCTCATTCGCTGGCTCCTTTCGCTTCACCTGATTCGCTCAGAGTCTCAGCCATTGCGCACCTCTTGATGATGCAGCCAGCGCTTGATGTTTTCTATTTTACTGTCGCGGCGCATTGCGATTCCAGCCCAACTTACATCCTTGGCCCTTGCCAACATGTCGATTGCAAAATCTATGTCTCCGAGTTCCCTCTCCAACTCGCGGCGGTTGGTCATACCTGTATTTACGATAGGGTTGTAGGATTCATATCCGTGGCGTAGAATCTTGCCGATGGCCTGCTGAGCTTCTCCAAGTTCTTCGGAAAGAATCGCCAGCCTTTCAAGTTGTGCGTCCGTCAATTTATTGCTAAAAGTCTCAGTCATTGCGCACCTTCCGCTTACTTGCCATTGACCATCTCCCTCGTCCGAAATTTCGTAATCCTGTTGTGCCGTGCAACGTGGCACCGTCTGCAAATCGCCCGTGTGCCCTCCTCTGAGTCGTCTCCTCCAAATGCTAGCGATGGATTGTGATCCAGCTCCATCGTCAGCCAGTCTATATTCCGGTTGCAGCGATGCCCGGTCACGCCCCTTACCGGCATTTCGCAGAATCCTTTGCTGCGTTCGAATATCCGCTTGCGTAACCCGCCCATGTCCAGTCCAAATAGGAACGTCAGCGTCTCGCCGTCCTTGCTGCGCTTGATGTAGCTGCGCCAGTCGAGGAATCCGGCAGCCGCCGTCGCTTCTCGGTCAATCACTTTGGGCCTCCTGCGTTTCACGCCTGTCGAGCCTCTGGCAAAGCAAGAAAGAATTCCTTTGCGTGCCCATTCAGAATTTGCCCGTTCGTCCACTGTAAAACCCGCCACCCGGACATCGTAGCTGTGTTCAATTTGTCGTATTCGTCCTCTTGGGCTTTGCCGCGCCGGTGTCCCCCTGCCCAATTACCGCCTGAACATTCAAACGCCAGCCGCTGATGCGGTATCGCCACATCAAATCGCCATTTCCTTTGTGGCCAGAACTGGTATTCGTCGAAGATTTCCAAGTCGTGATAGCCCATCTCCCGAAGATGGATTCTTAATAGGATTTGCGCCTGCGTGCGCTTCATGGTGCCTTCCTTATCAGCCGCACCAGGGCTGTCAACTGCGGAGAAGTCATGTCCGGTGCTCGCAAATCCTCGCTCTTGATCTGGCCACGCGGCGGTTTTGGCATCGGCTTCTTGACCTTGGCCTGTTTAGGCATCAACCACCCTCCCGCTTGCTTATGTGCATTTTCTGCGCAACCCCCATAGCTTCTAGCCAGCACCGCTCTGAACACCAAATAACATTAGGTGGGCAGCCATGCGGAATCTTTCGATGGCAAGCAGGACGAGCACACTTCTTCCGTGGTTGCCTTTCATCCCAACTTAGATAGCCCCGTTTAAGCATCAATCCCCCTCACTTAAACTCCAGAACTTCCTGGCTCATCCGCTTGGCCGCTATCTCGCAGTACTTCTCTTCTATTTCTATGCCGATGGCGCGACGGCCTAAATCTTTGGCTGCTCCTGTTGCTTTAGATTCGCTCGGTAGGCCCGCAGAATTGTTCTCAGCTTGTCCCGGTTGACCATCAAGCCGCCGCCTACAATCGCGTGTGCGATTTCGTCCATCCACGCATCCTCTCCCGGCGTCTTCATTACTGGCTCATCGAGAATCGCTTGGAGTCTTTCGCTCGCTAGTCGGAACCACGTCTGGAGTTTGTGCTGGCTTTCTAGGCTCAGGCTGTTCCACTCCGCGTCCGGTAAAAGGACTTCCCCTGAAGGCGATGCATTCTTCACAGTAGGGAGGATAGCCACGTTCGTTGAGGTGTCCGCATTTACCGCAGTACCACATAGAGCCTCCTGTGCCGATTTCATCTTCGTCCACCTTTCCATGTAAAGTTCTTGCATTTCTGGCCTAGCGTCTGGATACTTTGGCACTTCACTCATTTCGTTACCCTGTCAGCCGGTCCCTGATTCCAGATAGCGGAAAGTTTTTGCTGTGTGCTCGGCAATAGCCTGTCCCACTTGTAAGCCGCTTCCATGTCGGCCAGCGCGGCAGAAGACCAGATTTGTTTCAGAAGTTTCTTTCTCTCCTCAAAGCTCAGCGATATCCACTTCTTTTTGTCACTCATCATCGTCCTCTCTGCCATCATCAATCGGGTAATGGGCCGGGCAGTTCTCCACTTCGTCGAAGTCGCAAGTGCAAGCATCTTCATCCTCGTCCTACAAGCAATAAGGACACCCTACCCTGTCGTCAAACGTCCCATTGTGAATGGCGCAATAAGCCATCACTGCTCCCCGTGGTAAATCGTGATGCCCGCGTGCTCGTAGTAGGGCTTCATGTCAGTATGGATTCGTATAAGACAGCTTCGCTGCTTTCCTTGCCAAGCCGACAATGAGACCCCATTCTTCTTCATCTGGCATATAAACCATCCCGCCTTCGTCTGTGTCTTCATGGACTTGCGCAACTTCTAAAATCTTTACCACCAAGTCTTCGCGGTTTATTTGTTCTTTGCATTTTTCATTCACGCTATGATAGTTTCCGCAAAAAGCGCATAGATTTTGGCTCATAGCCACAGCCTCCCTAACGCAACTTCCTTCCCTGCATCTGCTCCAGCACCGCCTCAACGTCAATGTACTTCCGCTCTGCCGCTAAGCGTAACTGCTCGCGCTCGATAAGCTGTCTTATCTCTGTCCGCTCTGCTGCTGCCTGATTCCGCGCTAGCCAGAGAACCATGAAGCGTTTCCAGTTCTTCTTTGGCCGCTTGCTGGGATTCGCCTCGATCCATTCGCCCATCCGCAACACTTCCCGTTCAATCTCTAGCGCCGGATACGTGAACTTCCAGCGGTCCTCGCAGACTGACAAGATGCTCCATAATTGCGGAATATCGGGCCAGTTCAAAGACAACCCCTTCTTCCCGCAAAGGGGTGTTCTATTCCTAGAAGCAGCTGGCTTTGGTTACATCCCCCATTCCCGAGCTTAACCGTCCCCCGTACAGGCGAGCACGGAGCAAGTCTTATGGGAGGCTTGGCCCTGAGTTCTCTGCCAGTAAAGACTGAGGCAAAATAAAAACACCTCGCCACGCATTTGCGGTGTGCCAGTTCTCGGATTGTGGGAGATTTCTGGACTGAGTGATCTGCGTGGTTACCGCCTGGCCCTGTTGCTTGGCTCTCTGTAGCGATGCCCGCACATGAGAGGCTAAGATTGTGACCAACCGCCGTAGCGTTCGCTGGGACGCTATCCCAGCAGTATCGGTCATCACGTGATACGGTCTCTCTCTGTGCCTCACGGCGAGCGCGAGCACCGCTATAGAAAGCCAAGACTGGCTGGACTGTTTGTGGGACGCTCTCGCTGGCAAAGGAGCCGTCCGCATATCCAGTAGCGGACCTACGCTTAGCGTTATTGTCTGGACACAGACTCCGCCGTCGAGCACCCCATAAACAGCCCAGCTTGATACAACTGCACCGCCCATGTACTGCGCGGGAGTGGGCGCTTTGTACCCGGAAGAACTTTCGCGGCGAGAGGAGAGGCACGACGAAGTACCATTGCCACTGGCCCGCCCCTCTTGATCGTTCTGCTCCGGCTGAGAGCAACCGCGAAACTTTAGATGAAAATGGATTAGCTGATTCATCCGTAAGCTCTTCTAGAAAACTTATGGGCTGACCCGCAACGGGCTTACGGATGAGGTAGGAACGCCGCAAGCCAGCCCGAAAGCTTTCTGCCTCAACTTTTACATCCATGAGTACCCTCTTGTCAACGAAAAAATAGCGAAAGCTAGAAATTACTTTAAGCTGACGAATCGAGGTCATTTTGGTACTAGTCCTTGACAGCCAGAATTCGCCTCATTCGCACCATCACTAGATACCAAGCCAGTTCCTCTACTTCTTGCTCAGTCAAATGTAATTTCATGGCCCTACCCCAGTCCCCAATGAGCTTTCTCATGGCTTCTTTTTTGGCGTACTAAAATCATTCAAGAGCCTGCGAAAAGGTTCAGCCACATTAGAGTTTCTTTCATAGTTTTCGCTCTTGAAATCCTCTTCTTCCACAAACCGCTCCCATGCTTCACGGTCTATAGGCCCGTCATCCCTTGGATTGTCTTCTGGTCCGCTCATGTTCCCCATCCTATTCCCAAGCCATCATCTTGTTTTTTATCCCAACATTTGTCGCACCAATCATTCCGGTGCTCAATTTCACGGCTACATCCCAAGCATGGATAAGTAGCAGCTTTGAATTCTTGCATCAGCTCATTTTCACAACGTTGGCAATAGCAGCTTTTTCCATGCCGATGTTTGTTGAATGGCTGCTCAGGAAAATCTTTCAATGGCTTTTCTGTCTTGCAGCGGAGACACTGCAAAATTGAAAGATTAGTCCCGCATGTCGGGCGTATTCGATTCAAGCCACATCCTCCCAAAGCTTCCCCTGCCCCGCCAGCCGGTACGTCACAATCCTCGTTCTACCCTTCCACGTTTCCGTGGATGTGATTTGGTGTGTCTTGCGCAGCTCAAATATCCGCCGCGTCGGGCAGAGAATCCCCAGCGCTGGGCCAATGTCCCATGTAGTCGCCGGACCCTCGCGGAGCCGGGCCAGTACGCGGTCGGCTTGGTTCTTGTGGCTCACCGCTTCCTCCGCTTGGCTGCCCGTTTCGGCGGCTTGATGGCCACGAATTTATTCCAAACGTCGATCCACTCGGTTTGCTTTTTCACGACTGCCGTATTGCCATTAACAAGCTGAGTTACGGCTTGGCACAATTTGCCCATTTCGTCCGCCAGCCCGTTCCCGGTAGCTATCAGCTTGGCGTCCAGCAGCCCTAATTCCATGTTCATGCAGCACGTTTTGTTGCGGTCAGGCTTTCCTTTGCACTTCTCGCAAAAAAGAGCGTCAGCTACTGCGTTCAGCGCAGCCAGCAGCTTGCCTTGCGAATCGGCAATGGAGTCCACTTTGGTGATTAGTTCATCTAGCGTTTTCATTGCCCCACCTTGAACGTCAGCCACAGCCACAAAAACGTCACCACAAACCCCAGCGCCGATGCGCCGATAATCTGCCAGCCGGTAGTCTCAGAACCTTTAAAGGTCAGCTTCACCAGTCCCCCAGAATCGCGCTCAAAAACCAGTACAGCGGCACTAGCACGAGCCCCGCGCCCAGGCAGATGTAAAAAAAGAATCTCAGCATCCCCAATCCCCGCCGCCTCTGAGCGTCCCGGCGATCCTGCTCGGCCTCTCGACGCTCATGCTCGGCCATCGCCCATTCCCGCTTCTGCCAGAGCCGTTCCTGCTCTGCGGCGTACTCGTCCGCGGTTGTCCAGCCTTGGAACCTTTGCGTGCTCATGCGATGCGCTCCAATTCGTCAGCAATTTCGCGCAACCTTTCGGCCACGCTCCATAATTCGCTGCAGTTGAACCCATCGCTGATAATCAACTTTAATTTGTTGTAAACCTGTAGCGAGAAACAAATGGGCGGAATAACCAGCTTGAACCCGCACCAGCACAGATTCGTCGGCCCAAGGTAATGCGTATGCCCTTTTTGCGAGACAATCTGCTCAGTCATTCGCTACCTCCTTGGTGCCGGGCTAGGGGGCTTGTTTCTGTTCCAGCCCGGCACCCGTCAAACTCAAGCATCCCCCAGGCTTTCAGGCTGCACAGGCCCATCGTGTATCTCTCGCCACTTCGCTACTAGTGGCTCCGTGAAGCTCTTCAGCACATCCGCTATGAACACGCCAAACAGCACTGGATTATCGTCTAGCTGCCTCAAGATGCGCTCCCGTTCCCCGTGAAAGTCCTTGTATGTTTCCTCGTCCGCTGGAAAGACGATTCGCTTCCGTTTCTCAGTGTTCTTGATGCGCTTGGCGGCATCACGTCTTGGAAACCTCATCCTTGTGCATGGCTCATCGTCGGGAATCGGAGCTGCCAGTAGCTTTTTCAACCGCTCTCGTTCCTCGACCCATCTCGGCATCAGGCAATCTCAATCTCCTGCTTCTCGCAGAGTTTCTTGAATCCGGGCAGGTAGTTCGGCGCAAACTGGTAGTAATTTCCGCCCGTCTTGTCTCTCCTCTTTTCGGCAGACACGTCAGACAGGAATTGCAGCATCGGCTCATCGGCCAAATAGCCGTTAACGGCCACGTCGCTGTTAGGCATAATCTTGATCCACACTATCCGGCGAGCGTCCGTATGTGCCGGTTCCTGTGACTCAGAGCCATTTCCAGCCAGCTTCGCCTTAAATTCGTCTATCTTCTGCTTGGCGATGGTCTTAGCAGCCTCAGTGGTTCCGCGTCCTGAAGCCGCATTTCCGTCATCATCCTCGGAAGCCACGCCCACAATCGCGGCATAGCTGTAGCGCCTGGCGTAGGTGATGGAACTCCCGCAACTCTGAGCGGTGAAGCCATCTCTACCGAGCGCCGGCAGGGTGATTCTCCCGCGCATCCATTCGCCGGAACTGTGGGCCAGGATAGATTCGAGCGTCATGGTCTTGGCGTCCGGCGTCACATCTGGCCATTGCAGGACTACCAATCCGTTGCTGGCCAGTGCTTCTTGTGTGGCATCGACGTAGGTGGCTAAGTCGGCGTATTTAGACGCCTTGCCGCCGCGCATGAAGGCTGCGTTATCAGTCTGTTTGAGCACCGGCTTAAACTTGAGCTGGGCCAAAGCAAGCGCCTTCACAAGCTCGCCAATCGTCTGACTGTGCGTCACCTCAAAGACTTCTTCAAACGCCGCTGGCGTTTCTGGCTGTACCTTTTCTGGTTCGCTCATGGCTGCCTCCCTAGTGCCTGCAACTGCCGCTCGGCTTCGGTTTTGTGCGCTTTCAATTCGCGCATCCGGTTCATGGATCGCCACATCTCTCCCTCGAAATACCGTGCTTGACGGTCGTACTCCGCGATGTCCTCGTGCAGCTCCTTGCGCTTCTGCATCCGCTCGGCGTCGGCTAGCAACACATCCAGCGGGTCATGCCCCAAAGCGTCTTCCATTGCCTGTACCTCCTCATCGTCCAGAGAATTGCTCATTGCCCGGTCCTGCAAATCTTGCTCTGGCGTGTTCACGATTGCCTCTCTAGTCGCAGCCTTGCCGATTTCTTGCCGTTCAAATCCATGCCTGACTCCCATGCGGGGGATGGGGGCCTGAACTACCTGCTATACGTGTGCTTCTGCTTCCAATCGCGTGATGTAAAAATGGATTCCACCGCCGCATTCCTGCCAGCGGTCGGCGTTCCATTCGCTACAGCGCACAATCTTTCCTTTGCGGTATTCCGTCTTGCCGTCGTGAATGGAAATTCCGACTTCCGCGCCGATAACTTCCAACACCTTGACGAATGCTGCGCGGCACTTGCGCCCATGCGCGTTAGACCGCGCCGCTTTGGAGGGCACGGCCAATTGCACAATCACGCCATTTCTGCATTTCTTCCAACCAACGAATGGGCCGCTGTCAGGGAGAATAGAAGTGCGGGCAAGTGTAAGATCAGCCTCTTTTACGTCCTGGAGGTCGGCCCAGCTGAGGTCGGCCCCGCTGAGGTTGGCCCTGCTGAGGTCGGCCCCGCTGAGGTTGGCCCTGCCGAGGTTGGCCCCGCTGAGGTTGGCCCCGCCGAGGTCGGCCCCGCTGAGGTTGGCCCAGCTGAGGTCGGCCCCGCTGAGGTTGGCCCTGCTGAGGTCGGCCCCGCTGAGGTTGGCCCAGCTGAGGTCGGCCCCGCTGAGGTTGGCCCTGCTGAGGTTGGCCCCGCTGAGGTTGGCCCAGCTGAGGTCGGCCCCGCTGAGGTTGGCCCTGCTGAGGTCGGCCCCGCTGAGGTCGGCCCCGCTGAGGTTGGCCCTGCTGAGGTTGGCCCCGCTGAGGTTGGCCCTGCTGAGGTCGGCCCTGCTGAGGTCGGCCCCGCTGAGGTTGGCCCAGCCGAGGTCGGCCCCGCTGAGGTTGGCCCTGCTGAGGTTGGCCCCGCTGAGGTTGGCCCTGCTTTTAACTGCTGCCTCAACTGCCAACTTGAACGAATCTGTTTCGACGCTGAAAAGAACGCCGCCATTCAACCACGATTTAATCTCGAACTTCATCGCCCCTCCCTATTTACGCCAAAACAAGCTATTGCTTTCCACAGCTACCAAGTGATACGTTGCCGCCAACTTAGAACTGACGGAGGCTTTTGTGTTCAATCCCATGACCAAAGGCCAAGCCAATGAATTTGCCATCCGTAGAGTCGCTATTTGAGTGCTCAGAACAGTTCTTGCAGGACTTGCAGCTCGCCTCGCTCGACCGTGGCACGCGGCGGCTGAAGGCTGCCAAGATCGAATGGAATGAAGCTGTCAACGAGTTCGCTAACGCCGAAGTTGCCGCATACCTAAGAGCGCACCGGGAAGAGATTCTGGACATGGCCCGGCGCACCGTCGAAGCGCAAACGGTGTTGCAGTTCCCGGCCAGGAAATCAGCTTGATTATGTAAAGTTGTGAATAATGCAGGAGTGGTTAGTTCAGATAAGTCGTTATGTTTCAGCGACTTAGTATAACTTATGGGACGCTGGCTGGCACGTGTTTGGGCTGGCGTGTTCATGGCTCTTTAGGCTGAGACCTTCTCTTTGGATTCGGTGGCGGCGATGGCGGCTCGCAAGGCTGTCATTGGACACCGCTTGCTATGCCAATTCTGATCTGCGGTATCGTGACACATGCATCCTTGCAGTTCGGCAAGCTTGGCTGCGGCGAGTAGCGCGTCTCGCTGGGCCTGCAAGCCAGCTGCGCACGTCCTGCAACCATCGCGCCTGTCGAAGTCGTGGCCGCACTTGTACATAGTTTTGGCGCTCATGCGCTAACCTTTTTGGATTGCCGCTCGGCCTCGGCTTCGTAATCTCGTACTACTTTCCAATCCTTACGGTCGAGAACTCCATAATCTTTATGATTCCGTATGCACCACGCCGCGGTGATGGGATTGGCAAAGCCAGTACTGATTGTGCTGCCATCCTCGACCATAATCACTTTATAGATTTTCTCGTTGAACCGGGGGCTCATGCGCCCACCTGCTCTTTGGATTCGGCGGCGGCGATGGCGGCACGCACACGGAACAAAAAATCATCTGCTCGCCAATTGATGCGCCCTGCCTCGAAATCCATAATCTTGCTCTCGATGTCTTTCGCTGCGGCGAGTAGAGCGTTTCGCTGGGCCTGCAAGCCAGCTGCGCACGTCCTGCAACCATCGCGCCTGTCGAAGTCGTGGCCGCACTTGTACATAGTTTTGGCGCTCATGCGCTCACCGGCTCTTTGGTGGCTTGCCGTGCTTGGAGGGCTTGCGTCAGCAGCACTTCCACCAAGTTTGAGATCGTTCGCTGGTCCTCGCCTGCCAGCCTCTTGAGTTGCCGCTTGAGCTGGGGCGGTACGCGAACGGTCAGCACTTCATCGGGTGGCTTGGTCATGGCTTAACGTTCCAAACAAATGGTCTCTTGGGATCAATAAATAGCGGCCTCACGTTCCGCTCCTCGTACATACAAGCCGCTAAATGACACGCTTCGCGCAATTCCGTTGGTGTATATTTGGCGTCTCGCATGTGGGCATACAGCACGTCCACTATCGCGTGGAACATCGGGTCTACGTGATAGCGCTCCTGCGGAGGCGTTCTGTCCCACACATCTTCTGATGTCCGCATTGCTTTTTCGCTCATGTGCAAAGGATAAGGCAAGCGTATACCTTTGTCAAGAAAATAATGCAAGGAGGCTTAAAATAGATGGCAGGTGAGAGCCGGGCTGTCCCAGATTCGGGGCGCGGTTACACCCCGGAGTATCGCGGTTGTCTCTCCGCGAACATCGTTAGGCTGCTGGCGGAGTAACCAAGGCAGCGGGTACTGGAGCTTGCTGTGCTGGCGGCGCTGGCGGCAATGGCTGGCCTTGTGACTTCACGTTGTCAGGCTTGAGGCTGTTGAGCACCTGAGCTACGCCGCTGGTGATGTTCGTGCAGCCTTGGATGAATCCAGCTTCGTCTGCGATCTCATGCCCGGAAACTATTTCGCTGGTCCTGACAATATTTGTCACCAAGGGAGCGGCGGCAGCCAGTTTCATTGCTCCGGAACCTGGAGTCTGAATCACTGCCTCTGCCGTCACTACGATCTGAGCGATAGCGTTGAGGTCATTGCTGGCCTTCGTCACTGTGCCAGCAACGGCGTTAGCTTTCGAGCCAAACAGCGGCGCGATAAGCGGCTCAAGCCCTGTCAGAACTGCGATACCTCTTGCTAGGAAATTGCCCAACTTTTCTAGAAATGTGATGGTAATTCTCCCTTCTTAGTGTTAGATTTTTGGTAATGAAACAACCCAAACTTATCAAGAGGTACCTGGAGTTCGTTAGCGCCCATCAAATTCCTCCCGCCGCAGCCGTTTGAATATCCTCTGCGTTGTTGAGCGGCGCTGGCGGATAGACAGTACCTTTTCTCACTTGAATATGAATATGTTCCCCATCCTGCCCTTCGTTTTCTATCCAGACGAAGAATCTGCTGCCTTGCGGCTCGCTTTCAGGGATAGCCAGGAAGTCTTTAATCTTAGCGAGTGCGAGCTGCTTGTCCGGCAAGTCGTGAGTGCGCACGTCATAGGCTTCCCCGCGATGGTGCGGGTCATCAGGCCCGGAGTGTGCTCCGTCCGTCCCGCTGGTAATCGTCAAATCGTGGGCTATCTGGTCGGCGGCATCCTCGATGGCTGCCAGGATGCGGAACCCGCCCGGAGCAATCACCGCGAAGCTCACGCCGTCTTTAACTCGTATGCAGGGAATCATCAATCGTCAACCTTATCTTTCCCGTTGCGCCAGATATGCACGTCGAACTTTACCCCGTGCCTGTTGAGCGCTCGCATGAGCCATACAATCAGCCCGGCGATGACGCCATGCCCTCCCATCGTGGCCCAATCCATCACGGCTTTGGCGGTTCCTGCTTGATAGCCGCCCGTTGCTCATCGGTCCAGACTTCCCGTTCTTTTGGCAGCGGGCTTTGCTTCAGAAAGGCGAAGGTTACTATGCTTCCAGCAATAAGGAAAGTAATCCCGGCATTGACAAGTGTATGGTGCAGGCCCGCGCCGATGTTAAAGTCTTTCGGGTCAGTGAGATTATTGGCGAAGAAGGAAGACATGGCCGAAGCGCCACCGCCAATGAATCCGCTTCCAAGACCGTATAACCAAGATTGCCATGCGAGCTTCATGTATGCTCCATCTGCTTCAGTTTCACAGTTTCTCCTTTGCCTTTTGATCGAAAACTTCCGTAATGCGCATCGTCAACCGGCATAAAATCGTCTCTGGGTCCGTCTCTCGTGTATAGCGTTGCAGCGCGTGCAGCAGCTTCTTTTCAAGGTCGGATAGCTCCCGAGAATCCTCATGGGCCTTGGTTTTTGCCATTGGCCCTGCGGCGATATTCATGGACGCCCCACCAGGTCTCGAACGCGCTGGCCGAATATCCAAGAACGTAACAAGGCTTCCCACCGCCGTCTTTCCAGCAGCCCTCGGCGACAGCGGTCATGGCGAAAGTAGCCCCGGTCTCGAATCCGAAGATGCCCCATGCCGCACCGTAGTGGCCAGTGCAGCGCTCTACGTCCACTTCGCGGCAATGCTTGAGACCATAAGCTCCGATAGCCACTGAAGCAACTGCCGCACCTTCCATAAAGAGGAATCGCTTGTGCGTGGAAACCCAGTGCTTCGGGCCAGCTTGGACGGGCAGGGCAAAGAGAAGCGCGAAGAGGAAAGCTATTTTGAAGTGCATGTGTAATCTATATCCCAGGTGGTAGCCGTAAGAGCTGCACCATTGTTGTCCCAAGTGATTACCGGAGCTGTATTGCTGCGTGTAGAGATAAAAACCGTAGCGCGTGCATTCCATACTCCGCCGCCAGTTAGAGCGGGGGTGAATTGACAGCTAGGATTCGGGAAAGTTCCTATAAAGTTCATGGTCACTGTGCCTAAGGCTGCTGGCCCGGCACCGGCAACCGTTATACGCAGCGTTCCGCTGTCATTAAAAGCAGTCCCCGACATTGCACAGGAACCACTTGCACCCGCACCTGTTACGGTTGGGCACGAGGGTTGCATGGACGCAGTGAATGCTCCGGTGTAGGTGTTGCCGCCTTCATTGAAGTAGCCGCCTGTGGTGAGGGCCACGCCTTGCGTTGAGAGTGAGTTGGTGCTTCCAATAATTACAGAATCCCTAACATACGCTTTACAGGTCGCTTGATTCAAATCGATTCCAAGTGCTGGATTCAATGAGATGAAACCGGAAATATGGTAAGTGTCTCCCGCTCCATTGCAATAGAATTGCGCCCCGCCAGCACCCACAGAACCGTAGCTCTGGTCATTTGTTGAATACCATGTATAATTAGTACCACCTAGGTTTATCTGTATGGTTCCAGTAGTTTGTCCAAAGTATACATTGGTTGTCCGTATAGTACCGCCACTTCCTGCCGCCTGCGCCGCTGGACCGGATGAATCCCCACAGAAGCTATTAGACAGACTCATGGTGTTAATCCCCGCGAAGCTACAAGGGATATGACCGAATTGGTCTACATAGACGGAATCATTTTTGTTGGAAAACGGAATGGCAAATCCAAATAGATTGGTATCCCCGCTCCCGAAAGCGACTAGTGTCAAATCGTGAATGAAGTTTGCATGGCTGGCAGGGTCGATTACCGTTTTGGAATTGTTGCCCGTTGCTCCAAACCCCGCGCCTGTAACCGTGAAGTTGGAAAGATTGGAGAACGCCGAGAACAGACAGCCGTTAGACGAAGCACCTGAACCCGTACAACTGGCAAAGCTGTTGTCTGAGGGGATCAGAAATATAGTGACCGCTTGCCCCTGCCCCTCAAAGTTGTTACCGGCATCTATCGTTGCGCCAATGCTGTTCACCGTCGTATTGAGACACTGCGGCGGACCAACGAGTCCGAATCCGAAGGGTAACGGAGACACTCCCGCTGGGGAAATGACGGCCACACAACTGCTCGCCGCTCTTATTGCGGCATCGACGGAGCCAGCGGCACAGCACCATTTCGAGCGGTCATCTGTGAATATCCAAAGCTGGCAACCGGCTGCACATGCTCCCGTGGAATTTCCGGTGACGGTAAGTGAGGTCGCGCTTGCCACTGTGATGACCCCAACCGGTCGAGAAGCGACTCCCGCAATACATCCCACGACACCGGCATTGCAGTTTGTCCCATAGGCTACTTTCCCAACATCGGAAGCTACGCCGATACAGTTCACCCCATCGAGCGTAACCGTGGTACTTGTGTTCGTCCAGGTTGCAGCGGTGTTGAGGCAAGGGCGGCCATCGAAAGAAATATTATAGGGCGGCGCGTTGGGATAAATGGCGTTACTACCAGCGAGGCCGGAATTGTTAGTAGCTACTGACGTTATGCCCCCGCCTGAGCCGCCGCCCGTAACAACTTGAGCCGACACTGTTCCTGCCAAGAGAAGCGTCGCCAGCAATGCCTTAAATATAGTCAACATCAAATTCCCCCACTGTCCCGCCAAGTACTAACTGAAGCCCATGCGGGAAGAATATCGGTGAATTGAGAGCCACCCCTACTGTGATAGGGAATGCCGTGATGCCGCCGATCAAAGCCACTGTCCCGGCAGGCCCGATGTCGTTAATCACGAACGTGGAAGATATGCCTGCGTTCGAGCAGGCGATATTGCGCACATAGCCTGCGCCATCTTTCAGAAAGTAAGTACCGCTCGCTGCGAATTTCTGGTAAGCCATGTTATCTCTCCTTAGAAAATTACTGCTTTTAGTCCTTGCTCGGTGATGCTATTGCCAGGATTCGCTACGCCCATCTGCTCGGTGACTTGCAAGGTGTTCGCTATCGTCGTATTTATAGAAAGTGTTGGCGTACCGAGAACTCCATTCGGGCCGATAACTCCGCCACCGGAAGCGCTGGAGAAATATTCGCAGCCCATGTTCATTGTCCCTCCAGCTCCGCTGGTCAGCACGAAAAGCTTCATAACTGAATTCCACGGCTGATTGTTGGCTATGCCCGTAGTGACTGAAATGACACAAGCGGTCCCGCCTCCAACACTCACATTAATCAATAGATTGTTGCCAACAGCACTGCTTTCAATGCCTTGCAGGTTGACGGCGAGCAGGCTCCCTTGTAAGAGCGTATTTGCGGCAATTGTGCAAGACATCAGATTCTGCTGTGCGTTATTGTTAACTACATTTACCGGCGTAAAGTTCGTGCAGCCAAGATTCGCCGCTGCTGGCGGAGTACAGCCGGTCGTTGTAGCTCCGCCTAGCGCATCCGTGCATAGCGTGGCTGCTGTTCCTGCGATGGTGCCAGCGCTGAGCAGCTTGGTATCCGTACCTTGCACGCCCGTGCCTGTAGTTGGGCCATTGATTACCGGAGCTGTCAGCGTCTTGTTGGTGAGCGTGTCTGTGGTTGCGCGGCCCACGAGCGTATCCGTGGTATTCGGCCCTGTCACCGTCACGTTGCCAGCCGGTGCAGGAAAGTTTACCGTGGTCTGATTCGGCGCGGTCCCAAGCACGAGCTGATTGACGCTCGGCGTAACGATGATTGGCTGCGTAAACGTCTGTTGGCCCGTCCAAGTGTTGACGAGGCTGAGCAACCCCAGCTCTCCAGTGATGCCGTCCACGCTCCAGATTTGCTGCCCGCTGGCACAGTTCACCCCTCCGGCAGAGAGCAGCACGAGCTTGTAACCTTGCGCGGTCAGCCAGACGTTGGCGCGGCCCCCGGCGTCAAGGATCACGGGATTGGAGTTCGTTGCCACGCCCGTTGAGTCCGTGTAGGTCGCTTGGGGCGTCGAGGTGCCTGACTGGTAGCTGAAAAGACAGCCCCCAGCAAGCGGAATGCCGTTATTATCCATGAATTGGAGCTTTGGATAAGGGGATACCGTAACTGGCACTTGCGCGGAAGCCGCCAATGGGTATAGGGTCAGGGCGATGATTGAGGCGATGATTCTCGGATATGCCGCGTATCTCATTGTTCGTTCCCTTGTTCGTTATTTTGACCGCCGCGAGGCTGAGCGTTTGCAAGCGCGTTCGTATAAGCGGCCAGCCTCATATTGGCCCCGGGGAGACTGACGCCTTTTTTGTTAAGCGCAATTGCTAGTTTCGATTTCAAAACAGGATCATCAATCACTGCTTTAATAGCCCCTGAAATGATGGCCAGTGTTTTGCTGCCGGTAGCAGCTGCTACGCCTCCCGTTGTTATCGCAGTACCGATACCCCCCAATTGGTGATTGGCTATTCTCCTCACCGCCTGCTGGAGTGCGGGGTCTAATCCAAGAAGCTGTGATTCTTTAGCATTGAGCTGTCCAATTTCAGGGAACTGCTTGACAAGTTCTTCCTTGATGCCGCGTGCGAGAGATTTTTGCGCTTCCTTGGTCGCATCGCTCAATTCTCCGTAGGAACCGGCTATCTGCTTATATGTTCCTGTTTTAATGTCTTGCGCCTTCAATGCAGGGATTTCAGGAGATTGATTGGCCAGAAATTCATTCCCTGAACGTCCGATGGCCGTCTGTGCTTTGACCGGATTTACTTGATTAGAAGCGGTTGCATAAGTATCTTCGAGGCGCGAAGCTACGGCATATTTATTTACTGTAGCCATAGGAGACGCGGCGATTTGCGCCCGTATTTTATTGTTCAAATCTTCAACTAAGGAACCTAGTTTTTGTACTCCCTCTTCACTGACGGGTATTGCGTTCTCAAGTCCGGTACGAACCATGCTTTTAACTTCTGGGAGAGAGTAAGAGCCTGGCCCTGGCTTGAGGGCACTCTGATACATGCGCTCGGCTGCCGTGGCTGTGGGTGCCGCGCCTGCCGCCGCGTTCTTTAAGGCGGAACGAGCCTGCATCCCTGGCCCTACTTGCCCCGCTGCCACCACAGAAGCTAATCCTCCCGCCAGGGTAGCCGCCGCCCCGCCGTAGTCATTATTGCGTACGTCTGCGGCCATCGCTGAGGACATTGGTCCGAAGAACGGAACAGCTTTAGTGATATTGTCCTGCGTGGGATTCTTGACCGCCTCGCGGATACTTGACCACCAAGGCTCAGAATCTTTCGCCGTGCCCGTCAAGTGCTTAAACCAATTCGGAATGTCGCTGATAGAGGTCGGAAGTCCTGCCGCACTTAGGGCCTTGCCTGCATATTCTTCCGCCTTGCCTTCCACCTTCTGGAACATGTTTGGCGTAGCAGCATCCGGCGTAATCGTGACTTGTGGGGCTGGCTCAGTGTCCGGCGTAATCGTTACTGAGGTTGCCATTAAGCTTCACTTTCCTTTTTGAAAGTTCTAATTCGATGGCAATTTGCACAGACCAATTCGCATTTAGCTAATTCTTCTCGAAGAATTCTTAACGAACGCGTAAAGGCATTTGAAAGTTGAAACTTCTTAGTACCAGAAACATGGTCAAAATCCATAACATACCAAGGATAAGATAGACCGCAATCAGCACAAGATTTATTCTTGTGTTCTCTTAGAAGTTTCCTATTCCTTTCAGCCATCCTGATACGCCTACGTTGACCTTTGGTTTTCCCTGCAAGACCTTCGGTTATCCCGTAGCGCAGATGATGAGCATGAGTAATCGCCAAACGATGCGCTTCTGTCATTGGGCCGTGAAATTTGCTACCTATTGCGTAACCCATACTCCCCCTTTCACGATGTATTTCTTGCCGTCAGAACCGGTTCCGGTCTGTCCTTCCCTGAGTCCGGTTGCTTGACCGCCCGGCTTGTGCTCTGTAGTGGAAGGCGTAGTGGAAGCTTTGCCTCCTTGCGGATTAAGCCTGTCAAGGGTTTGCCGCGCTTCCGGCATGATAAAGCGGTCTTCAAAAGATGGCATCCCTTCGGATTTGTTCTGGTTCCACTGGTAAGCCTTCGAGGAAATCTTAGAGCGCAATAGTTCCGCCGTGATGGCTGTGTTGGCTTTGAGCGTTTGCGGAGCTAGGTTCGGGTCAAAATCAGCTTCTGTCGTGCCGCGCTCATCTTGCCCGCCACCTGATCCTACATAAGCCTTGGTAAGCTCGGGGCCTACGCGATGCACGATAGTCTTGAACGTGGCCATGGGCGTTGAGCCGGTTTCAAGACCTAGACGGTTGGCAATCGAGTTGAGCACGCGCACATCGCCATTCTTCAGCGAATCAATGGCATCGTTCAGGATGCCCACATGCCCAAGAGCTGTGTTGATAGCTCCGATTTCCTTGTCTTGCGTGAAAGACTTGCGAAGCTGTGCCCGCTGCTCGTTGAATTGCGGGTCTTTCTGGAAGACCGCTCCCATGACGTTCTGCCAGTAAGGGCTCTTGAGCGCAAAGCTGCTTGGCGGGGTCATGCGCCCCTCAAGGATGGCGTCCGCAGTGGCTTGCTGGCTCTTATTGAGTGTCGGCGCTGCCGCTGCTCCTCCGCCAGATGCCTGCAAATTGAAATTGAAGGCGGGAACAAGTTTTGCCTTATATTCTTGGAAATCCGACAAGTCTTTCCCGGGATTCTTTTTGAGCCAAGCATTAGCTTCCTGTACATCGAGACCAGTGCCTACCGCTCCACCGCTCTTTTCCTGGCCGGCAAGCTGCTTGGCCTTCATCTGCGCGAGCGCGGCATCCTGCTTGGCTTTCTCCGTTTCTGCGTTCTTTGATTGCTCCGCCGTGAAAGCCGATTGCCCTTGCAATGTCTTTTTGAGCGCCTGCAACTGGTCCGGCGATTGATAAGTGATGGCCTGCGCGTGCTGCGGGTCGAGCCATTGATTTTGTATGGCCAGTTGCTTTTCCTTTTCAAGCGCCGCTGCCTGCTGTTCAGGAGGCATTTGCAATACGTTGTCCAGCCCCGCGATAAGATGCTGATTCTTTTCGTTTTCCGTATCGAATTGCGTCTTGGCGGCGTCGGCATCCGCTTTAATGGCTTGCGCAGCCTTGGCGTGCATGTCGAGGATATGCGATTGCGCCGTGGTTACAGCCTGAAACGATGCCCCGTTTTTCTTCATTAGTTGCGGGAGTTCGTTCAAATCCTTGCCATCCCATTGCTGCATGGCCTTCGTCGCGGCTTGCTGATCCTGCACCTGGAGTTGCTGTTGCTGGAGGGCGAGCTGCGCCTGTTGCAACTCAAGAGGGTGCATCTGGGCTTGCTGTTGCTGCTGGCCAATCATGGACTTCAGCTGCACGCCCTTCAAAGCCGTGTCAATGGGGCTTGGCCCTTGCGTGTTTATCGCCAGCGCTGCTAGAGGTATGCCCATAGTTATCCCGGGAATCCTGCCTGGTCAGGTGACGGCCCATACTGCGGCGTTTGCGGCTGACCTTGGCCTAATAGTTGCTGTAATTGATACATCTGCGATAGGTTGTTCAATCCTCCAGCAGCGGCATTCGCAATCCCCGCGTAGCCGCTTGCCGTAGCTGCTCCTTGGTTCTGAAGGCTCTGGCCAATCTGCCCCGCAGACCCTAGCAGGATGTTGCTCACGTTGCCAGATGCTGCCTGCCCAAATGAACCAAGCTGCCCTGCCGCTGTCTGGCCCATTCCCGCTACCGATGCCAAGCGGTTGAACTGATTCGCCTGATTCTGCTGGAAGATGTCGTAATTTTGCTGATATTGGCCGAGCGCCCGATTGTAAACATTCGAGTATTCGTTCGAGGCGTAATCCTGCCCATATTGCTGGATGGCTTTGGCCGTCCCGCCAGTCAAGAGGTTGCCTCTGGCTGCCGCTGCGCTTTGCAACGCTTGATTGCCCTGCTGAAGCCGGAACTGGTAGCCGGGGTCGTTCTGTTCTGTTGTTCCCGTAGGCGCCTGGAATTGCTGCGTCCATGGCTGGAAGTTGCTTGCCAGATTTGACAGTTGCCCAATAGCCCCCTGCCCTGCCTTGAGCCATGGGGCCTCGTTTTGTTGCTGGGTTTGCCATTGTTGCTTCTGGAAGTCTAGGGCGTTCTGGGCAGATTGTGCCTGGAGCTGCGCGGCGCTCTTCGCCGCTCCTGCCTGTGCTCCGGCTGCGGCATGCGAGCCGATAGCGCCTATGACGCTTCCTCCAACTGCTGCGATAATCGGAATGGCTGGCATTAGACTGGCTTCTCCCAGATCGTCAAACGCGACTGCTTGTATCCCATGCGCATCAAGTACTCTTCGATCTTGGATTCCATGGCATAGGCGTATATCGTGCCGACTCCCTGATTCCTTGCTTCTTTCTCAAGTCGCTGCAAGAGCCGAATCCCTATCAGCCCTTTACGCTTATGCTCTGCGACCCACGTCCCTTCGACATGGAAAGGCCGAATCAGCATCGTTCTGCCGACAATCAAGCCATTTTCCCGCGCCACTACCACAATGCTGTGCTTCGGGTCGGGCCGATAGCCTTCCTCGACGCTTTTCAATTCGTCGTAGTCCTCCGGTGCGAGCCGTTCAATCAGAACGACGCTAGTGGTAATCGTTTCCATGTATCCTTTGCCACACAAACATAAACAAAATTCGCATCGTACCGAACTGGCTGCCCCGGCGTTCCCGGCGAAGTGGACAGCGCTCCCACGGGCCACGCATCTAGCGGCTGGCTGAGCGCCGTAGTTACTGCCTGAAACCAGCCCAGCCACGGCCAAGAGACGATATTCTTTGGCGAGAAATCCGCAGGAGGATTCCCAAGAAAGACGGTGCGTACCGGAGGTGCGGCAAAGTTGCTCATCGCGCTACTCTCCAGTTGATCGTCATGGCCGTTGGCGTGATGGTTCCTCCCGATGAGTTGCAGTAATTAAAATTGACGTTCCCTGCCGTAGGCCATGCGTTGAGCGTCAATCCCCCGCCGTTACCGATAGTTGCAGCGGCGTTGCGGGTCACGTCGATAACATCCGTGGTCAGGACGCCGGTCGCCGCTACCGTCACCGTCGTCCCGCAAGCGCCAGTCAAAATCCCCGCCGTGGTCATTGCGGCTGTGCCGCTGGCTATCGTTTGAGGAATGGGGAAGAAAGAACCGTTGTTATAGCTGCATTTCATCACGTTGGCCGTAGAATCGGCGTAGCATCCGGCCACCCCAGCGGCAGCAACTCCACTAGGAGCTGCGATTGCAGGAACTGTAAGTATGTTCGTCTGATAGGCGCTTGGGTTGCTTAACGAAATCACTGTCAGCGAAGAAAATGCCGCCCCAGTTCCTCCAAGGATAGTTGGGATTTGCGTGGGACTTACATTGGAAACTTGGACGTTTCCGCGCGTTGGGGTGGTAAGAGAAAAAGCCTGAGTGAATGTCTTACCACCAGAAGTCAAACTGAGTCCGTGGATTTCCAGGAAACTGTTTCCGGTGAGCGCGATAAAATCATCCTGTATGCCAACCGTTTGGTCGGTCAACATGACACCGCCATAGAGACGGATATCGGCCAACCCTATAAAGTAATGAGGACTATTGGCGCTGGCTGTCGGAAAGTCCTCGAAGTGGCAAGCGGTGCAGGTCACATAGGCCTTGGTCGTGTTGCTCGTGAAGTCGAAAAGAGGGCCGATGTTTGTTGAGAAAACTGTCTGGTCAAAAGTGTATTCACTGCCAATTACGGCAGTATTTTTGAATCCTGTGCCGTTTGCCGTGATGAAGCCACCGATGAAATCGTTGTTCGTGTTAGTAGCATTCGTAAAGGCTATGCCGTTGTATTGAAGCAGCGGATTGACCCAGGTGACGCCCGGAATGTCGTTCACGTTTGCGTTGTTGTAGGCGAACTGGAATCCGATGATGGCCACTTGGTCGAAGGTTGCATTGCTCATCCCCCAATTCGTCGTCCCCCAACTGATTCCGAATGCTGTACCTCCGCAACTGCCGATTGTGGAGCAATTATTATTAACTAGCGCAATATTCCGCAAGCCATGTTGTGAAGCATAAGAATTGGTAGTCGTGGGAACATAATCTCCAGTAATTGCTATCCCTGTTGTTGGCGTGAAGTTCAAACAGGCTCCGCCAAGCGGCGAGGCGGCTCCAGTGGTTGTGCCGTGGCCGATGAGCAGGGGATATTTCCCAGACGTGCTCAACACGATTGGCGTCGTGAAGTTCATGCAGGCCATGCCGAGGTTGTAGATATTAATTTCTCCGCCCGTGGATGGCAGCGCAGCATAGGCCGCATTGATCCATGCTCCAATGTCCGCTCCTGCCCATCCTTGCGAGTTGGCTGAATCTACGCACTTGACGGCCTCAAAGTCCTTGCATTGCATCTGCCCCGTAAACGTCTCCGTACCGCTATGTGTGCCTGTTCCAGTCGTGCCATAGGTTCCAAGGGACCATATCCCGGTCACAGTGCAAGCCAGATTAGCAGCGCAAAAAGTATTTGTCTGAGCCTGCACTTCCGAAGGCAAAGAGACGTACACACCGGCAGTGATGCCGATATAAGCACCTAGAATCACGGAAATGATGATTGCCAGTCGTTTCATCATGCGCCTTTCGCCAGTTGCTTCGATATGCGCTCCGTAGGCGTAAAGCCGGGGCTGGCCATCAGGTAAGCGTCTACGACGCGCCAGGGGATTGGGTCGCTGGCCTCCAGCTGATAAACACGGTCGCGGGACCGCCCCAAGCGCCTCCAGATGGCTCGTTTCTTGTATTGCCCAGCTTGCCCGCAATCCACATCGTATTTATTCGACCATGCGTGCCCGCCATCATCCGACCAGCTGAGCGTGGCTACGGGGTCGCGGGCCAATGCTTGTAAGTTCTGAGTAGTCGTCAAAAGTCCCGGCGTAGTGACGCCCAGCACCCAAACAGTCAGCCCCGTGCTGCTGTTCATCTGCAACTGCGGAGGATTAGCGCCAAGAGCTATCGCCGTGGTAGTCAAAAGTCCTGCAAGTGTTACTCCTAGCTGCCACGAGATTGTATTCGAGCCATCGTTTAGGATGATGGTCTGCGCTGGTCCTGTTACCGTGGCCGCGCTATGCAAATTCCCGGTATCGTCAACGGTGATTTGCCATAGATTCGCTCCAGAATCAGCCAGCGTGAAAGTAGTCGGAGAAACAGTAAACCCTTGCAGCGGCGGCTGCGGCCCCAGCCCGGTCTCGAAATCCACCTGCAACTGGTGATGGAAAATCCATTCTTGTTCGCTGGAAATGTGCGGAGCACGGCGAATTCTGCGAATCGGGAAGCCGTCAAGGTCGTTATAGACGTTCGTGCTCATGCTATAGATACGCCCAACCGTGTAATCTCCTACGAGGTGCATTCCGAAGTTATAGGTATGGAACCTGGCCCGGTGCGCGGTAAACTTTCCAGAATTGGCGTTCCAGAAGCCTCGCTGGTGCCACATGCCAGTTGAAACGTCATAAACCCAAGTCGCATCCGCCGAAGGGAAGGTTAGGACATAGAACGTATGCCCGGCATCCTGATAGGCGTAAGCAATCGCGTCCGTCATGGTGGGGTATTGTTGCCAGGCGTACTCGACGGCATGATTCGAGATTCGTTGAGGGCTGTAGCCTTGCGCCCGCCATGCAATTCCTGCTCCGCGCTCATCTCCGCCAAGCCAGAAAACTGAATTGTCGATCCTCGCTGCGCCCAGCGTAGCGATAGATCCTTGCTCAAGAAATGCTCCCGGTACGGGCTGAACCGGATTGAGCAAATCCCCGGAGTTGTACAGCACAATCGAACGTGTGCCGCCCCATAGCCACAATTCCCTATGGTCTGCCAGGGAACTGACTACGTTATCGGCAAAAAGAGATACCTGACTGACGTTCCCAAGGTTCCAATTCGTCGCATCTTCAAGGTCTGAGAGCTGAAATTCGTTAGAGTTCTTGATAACGGCGATGAAAAACCCATCAATAAAATGCACCGTAGCCCATGGGCCGGCTTGCATCGCCGGAGGCACCTGCACCAGCGTAAGCGCCTGCAAATCGAAGACATACCCGTTGCCGCCTGAAGCAATCAGCAGTTGCGAGGCTCCCGGTGCGCCGCCTACTACCATAGAAACCGACTGGCCGTCGTTTACCAGCCCCACATAAGGAACTTTTACCCCGCCAACCTTCAATTCGTAGAGCGTAGTTCCTGAAATGGCCCATGCGCGCCCGTTGAACGATATTTCGCCACGGATCGGGTCATTGCCGAGGATGTAAACAGGTTTCAACCCGGGCGTTGGATAGAGCGCCATGCCTGACTTGCCCATGCCCGATTCAATGGATTCCGGCATCCAGTTCATGCACATCTGCGCATCGGCGTTTACCGATTGGCTCTGGTAGGAGGGGCCGACAAACCCGAAGCGTGCCATCAGCGGCCTGCCGGGAGGTCAGTCAGCCAGTTGTAGACTCTGCCTCGTGGATTCACTACTGCCGGGTCTGCATAACTCAATGGCTGTGGCGCGTTGAGGCTCTTGATGAGCGCCTTGGTTGCAACAGCCTGCATAGCCACTTCGGGAGGTACTTGGCGTCCAAATTCCGGTGCCAAATCAACTGCCAGGTTGTAACGAATCGCCTTGATATACGCCGGGGGAAATGTGACATCGGTCGTTAGGTTTGGAAATGTCTGAATTGCCGTCCATCCATAAATTCGTGTGTTAACCGGGACGGTTGGGATGCACCAGAAATTTAGGTTTCTTAGCGGATATGCGCCATCGTCATAGACTCTCTGCGGCAGTGTGGAATTGATGAGCTTGACGGGGATTAGCTCCTGCCATTGCTGGTCCGTTAGCATATCGAGGGGAAGTTCGAGCGGTTGCGCGGGGTTGTTAAGATTCACTATCGACATGCGCTCGATTCGCGCAGGCCGCGGCACATTGAAGTTTCCACCTGCCCCGAGGGTATAAGTCTGCTGGCCAGGTACGAGCGGAAACTCATTGATGGTGATCGTGAAAATCATCATTCGCTCTGCTTGCCAGCTGTCAATCATTTGCTGGGCAATGAGCAAAGCGTCGGCAGCTTCAGGACCTGATGGAGTCTCGCCGCTTGCCAAGACTCCTATCAGCCGTAAACTGCTCGCAATGAGGTCTCCACCGGTCACGCTACCTCAGTTGACTTCTGCGCAGGAGGTTGTAACTCCCAACCTTCCTTGAGAATTTCCTTCTCTTCCTTGGCGTCTTTGATGGACTTCGTGACGTAGTAATGCTTTTCCGGGAAGCGCGAAGCTATCCCGGCATCATTGGTCACGATTTTCTCGTAAGCCGGTGACTTCAAATCTCCCTTGCCTTCGCCTACATACTTGTAAGCGGCGCGAGGGTAATCACCGACATGCGGCTTGCGCAAATCTTCGAGATCGTGTTTCTGGTCCATTATTCCACCTTCTTTTCAGTGCCCGGCTCTGGGTTGAACTCGTTCGGATACGGCTGCGCCATATGGTCCTCGCGCTTCGAATCCGGCAATTTCACGGGATGGCTGGCCTTCTCGAACAAATGATCCTTGAGCTGGTGCGGCTGTACGACTCTTTCTCCGTGCGGGTGTGGATTGTGTGCCATTGGTTCTCCTTTACGTGGTTGGTTCTACCGTGTAATACACGGTGATGTGAGCAGTCCCGGTCCCCGCAGCAAAGTCGTTGGTAATCTTGCTGATGACCATTGCCGCGTTCTCGTTCGTAGGCGGATTGGCGGCAGTGGAAGTTCCGCCAAAGAAGATAGTCTGCTGAGAACGCTGCCCGGCTGACGGGCCAGTAAAGACGGTGTTGGCCGCCAAAGCTTGCGCCATCGTGCCCACGGCAAAAGACACTGCACCGCCAGCATCGGTATAGGCTGTCCCGCCAAGCAAACGAACGAGTACCGACATGGGAACAATCATCAAGCCCGGCCCCGGAGCGGGAATCAAGCTAATGGAGGCTGTCTTGATGGTGAGGATTTGCGCAGAAGTCAGAAAAATATCGGCACGCAGAGGAGTGTAGAACGTGCTCTGAATCTGCAACTGCGTGTCCGGCAGGTAAGCCCCGTACTTGCTGAGTGCTGCTGGTATGGTTACAGCGGTTGCCATTCGTTGCTCCTTAAAAGTGGGGCGGAATCCGCCGCCCCTCGGAAGGAGTTAAGCCAAACGAGACGGATGCCACTTGCCGCTGCCCTGATCGAAAACAAAGGTCACGGCAGATGCGGCAGTGGTAGAAGTCCCGGCTACGGCTACATTGCCCGTCGCATCCCAAGTCAATCCGGCGCCGGAGCCATCAAAAACAATCGTCACTTGCCCACCTTCGATGCTGCCGGGAACAGGGTTGATTGTCTTTACGATAGTGGTGCCGGTCATGTGGAAGTATGGGCCGGTTGGCGTGATGGTGTTGGCGCTGACAACAGGGGCTGACCATCCGATGGTATTCGGATAGAAGTCCTGTTGCGCTTTGACGGAGATAGGCAGTCCTGCGAAATCAGCAGGCAATCCGGAAACGACCGGGCAAGATGCGCCGTGGGCCGAAGCCGGGCTGCCATTGAATCCACGCAGGACAGAAACCACCAACCCATTGACGCCGGTGACTTGCATGTATTCTTGTTCTACAAGCAAGTAAGTGATGCCAACGCCGGTTGTGAAGTTGGGAGCCGTAATGCCCGTCACCGAGCCTACGGCAAAGGAAGTATCGCCTGCCAGAACTGCTGCGGTTAGAGTAGTCGCGTTAAGAGCCATGTCATTCCTCCCTTAGCTCGCTACCCGGCAAGCAAGCTCGGGATAAAGCGTTGTCCAGCCATACAAAACGTCTGTTCTGGTCGGGAAACGGTCGGTGTTGATGTCATAAGCGCGTACCAGGCGGATAGAAATGCCCAGTTGCTTGTCTGCCACGCGAGCGGCCATGTCTACTCCACCCGGCAGAGGAAGGTCCGCGCAACCCATTGCAAAGGCATCCTTGTGGAAAGCCAGTGCTTGCGGGCTGGAGACATTCGCTGCGGCAAGGCCACCAAGTACGTTGATGGTCGCGCCGTTCTGTGGGAAGGCAGTTACGTTCTGGAAAGGTCCGCTGGTTATGGCCGAAGGAGACACGGAAACAGTCATTGCGCCGCCGCCCGTCGCCGTCGCATTGGCCAGCACTACGAACTGCCGTAGTGCGCCAGTGGATTGCTTCGATTGCGGGTTGACAGCAAAACAGCCGGTAGCTCCGGAACCAATCGTGAACACATTGCCCTTGAGCAAGGTCGAGGTGGTCACAGTCCAGTTGCCGGTCACGAATGAACTAGCCGTTGAGCCTGCCAGCGTAAAGGTGGGCTGAAGAATCCCGTAATTGCCCATTACGTTGGTGCCAACGTTCTGGTCCATGGACCACTTCATGCCTATGCTGCGGCCCATCGTGCCCTCTTCGTATTGCCGGGCAATTTCAGTGGATTCCTGAAACAAGCCCTTGAGAGTGTCGATGATGGTTGCTTGCATGGCGGGGGAAATGACCATGGAACGCAAATTGTCGCGCGGAGCCGCTTCCTCATCGAGCCTCTGGCCAGCTTGAAGATAGGTCAAAAGCGCGTTGGGGACGGTGCCGGGCACGCCAATCGTGTTGAAAACGTTCAGATATTGCTGCATCCCGTCGAAGTCGATATGGTTGGCAATGTTGGCGATGGCCGGACGTACAAAGCGGTCGCTGAAATCGTCAATCGACAGCGCAAGGTCTTGCGAGGTAAAAGCAATGTCAACACCTTGCTGGGTGGTCAAAACGAGAGGTACCTGAGTCTCGGTCGCATCCTCAATCGACAGACCTTGACCCGTGCGGCCTGCATAACGAGCAGGCTTACGGATGTTCAGGACTGTGCCGATTTTAGCGCCAGCTCTGCCGAAAGAATCGTCAAAGTCGCGCCGAACGTATTTGGTGAAGGTGAGGTTGTTTTCGAGAACTCGCAGGGCCTCTCTTGTAATCATGCTGATGGTTAAGAGAGTATTTGCCAAGAGATAGCTCCTTTGTCAGATTTTTTGACTTTAAGTTTTTCGGGAGCAAGTCAAAAAAGGTGACTAGAAGCCTTGATACCAGAGAGCAAAGTCAAAAACAGGTGACTAAGAGCCTAAAACTTTTTCCACGTTAAGAGATTGCAGAAGAGATTCTAATTCCGCTACACGCTCTTCCGCTTTGCAAGCTCTCGCCGTTAACCTGCTTATATGTTTTCTTCCTTTTTCACTGGCGAAATACTGTTTCAAATGTTGTATGGAATCTTTCTCAATGTTGGCAAATGTCTGTTTCACTTGAGCATAATCAAATCCCATTGCGTTGATTTCCGCAATCACTTTTGGCAATTCTTGGCCTTTGAATAGGAACCATTCCCCATTTATTTTGTGTTTCTCAAATCTTTCATGCAGTTCCTTTTCAAGTTTGTAGTGGTCCGTCGCTTTCCATACTGCTATTACTTCTACTCGGAATGGGAGCAATATTCCCAATTCGGAAACACGGATACTGGCATTTTTTGAAAGTCCTATCTTGTACCAATTAAAAAGATGAGAGCCGATTAGATAAACATGGCCAGCCATGATGCACTATTTACTCCTAAAAAATCCGTTTGTCAACGCCTAAATCGCGCTTTTGCCTGTTCGTCGCGCAATTTCCGCCAATCGGCATAGGGAATATCAGGGTCGGCGAGTGATGCCGCGGATTTTGTGCTGTGGCCGCTCAAGCCCTTAATCGGCGGAGGCGCTGAACTGACAGGCAGCTTGTCCGGGCCAACCTTGCGAGCATTGACAGGTTCTTCGGTGCCCCTCGAAACGTCCATCATAACCATTGTCTTTATGCTTCCTAATTCTAGGAGCATGTCCGCTATCGTCATTTTTCGTAATTCTTTGGCAATATCTGGATTTTTTGCAAGATACAACATGACCCGAGGAGCCGCTTCCTTGCTCATTCTCTTTATAGTTTCGGAAGCTACTTGGCTTACTTCAACCTTGCTTTCAGAAATTATTTCATCAAAATCTGTGTTTATTTTTCCGTACTCCTCGCAAGCGGAAGTAAAATCCTCTTCTCGCTTTTGGTTCGCTTTTTGTTGAGCAAGTTTTTGAGCTTTAGCTTCTTGCGCGAGTACTTCTTGCCTGATTTCCCAGCGGGTTTGCGCTTTAATCCACTTCTCGTAGGTGTCGAACTTGTCTTGTGTTGGCTCGGGGTCGGCAGACTCGGCAGGCTCAGGTTGCTCAGTTGCGGCGGGAACAGGTTCCACAGCAGGCTTAGCTTTGCGTGCTTCGGCAAGCTCAAGTTCAAGTGCCGAGGCACGTTGTTCGGCTGATTTAGCCCTGTCTGCCAATGCGGTCTTTTCTGCAGTGAGTTTCCCGATGCGTTTTTTATAAGGGTCTTTTGCAGTCGGTTCGTTGGCATCATTCGGTTCCTCGTTGTCTACCTGCTTGTCGCCCTTGGCGGAGGTTTGCTCCAGTTCCGCCTCTTCCGGCTCCTGCACTGTGCCGGCAGCCTGATTCACCTGCTCTTGCGTGTCTGTCGTCGAGGCTACTTGCACGTCACCCATTCCCGTTTGCTCCTGCCGCTGGTTGCGGCGCATTGTCCTGCATAGTCGCTTCGTGGTCCTGCTGTGTTGCTGCCATGTCCTGTTCGTGGCCTTGCTGGTCCTTCTGCAAAGCCAGGTCATGCGCCGAGCCGTGCAGCTCTGACCAGACGCCTTGCACCGTCTTGGCGCGTTCGATGGCTATCTGGGCCTTGGTGCTGATTTCCGCGATGGCAATCTTGGTCTCATTGTTGAGCTGCGCAATCTGTACCTGAGCTTGCTGCTTTACCTGGTCCGTCTTGATTCTGTCCGTGGCATCCTGCAACGCCTTGACCAGCAAATCATGCTGCTGCGCGAACTGTTGGAGTTGTGCTTGTGCCTGTTGCAACTGTGCTTCGGGGTCGCTCTGGTCTCCGCCTTGCAACTGTTGAGGCAGCATCTTCTTGAGCCTGTCAGCCATTTCCTGCGCTTGTGGCCAGTCCATATTCCGTACAATTAGGTCGCCAACTATCTGCATTGCTTGAGGATAGGCTTGCACGAGGGCCATCTGCGCAGCTACCGCCTCTTGGCGCTTCGTCTGATAGCTTGGGCCAACGGAAACGGTCACATCGTAGCGCCCGGTGCCAATGTCATAGACTTTCTTGACGCCTAGCGCCTGTTTCATCTCTTCGGGCGTCATCCCGCCTGAATTGTCCTTGGTGTAGACTCCTACGTGGCTCGCCGTGCCATCCGGCTCGATAATCCGCTGAATCCTTGGCGCATCGTAGATTTTCGGTATCAAATCGAGCAGAATCTTTCCCGTCCAGCGGATTGCCCGGCTCAAATTGTCTGAAAAATTCAGATTTCCGATGTCTGATTGCTTCTGGAGCAGCTGAACAGCCTTGCCCGACTGGTCCCTTTTGTCCTCGCCTAGCGAAGGGTTGAATATTCCAACTACAGCTTTCAGGTCATTGTCTGCCTGCCGCGTCATCAGCGTAATGGCCTGCACGGGCGGCTCGAATGTCTGCCGGGCTGGTGGTGGAAGCGGCGTGCCGTTCAAACTGACGGGTTTATACTCCAAATAGGGCATATTCTTGGTATTGGCATTGGCCCATTGGCTCTCATGGTTCTCAAACTGGCCCTCCCCGCCCACAAACGGCGCTCGCGGAGCTAAGGCAATCATCTCTGTGCCGGAACTCACCCAATAGTTGTACATCCGCTGTGGGTCTTTGGCATCTCGCACAATCCCCGCCAAATGCCGCTTCCCGTCAATGTCGAAGTCATCGCCTAGGACTGGAATGATGGGGATAAACAGCCCCGGCCAGTCCTGCCCTTGCCAGTTGCTCGAGGTGGCGTTCAGCACTTCGATGCCGTTTATCTTTGAAACCACCACTTTGCGCTTTTGCACGTCCCTGCTGCGTAGGACAGTCACACCTTGCGGCAATAGCTGCCCTTCCTCTTGCACCTGATTGTTGCTGAGCAAGTTGATTTTAACCGCGTCGTATTCAACGTGGTAGTACATCGCCACGCGGATAGTGTCTTTCGTCGCCCAATTTGGGGCTTGATCGCCTATTGACTGAAAATCAGGCAGCCCAGCCGCATCAGAGTTGGCATAATCCCTTAAATACTCAACCTTTGGTATGTCCTCGACCTTGAAGCACCAATCCGCATCGCAATACGTTGGTTCTATTGCACTTGGGTCGAAGTAGATAGTGAAGGGATTCTTGGTGCGCTTGATGAAGATTTCCTGGTCAAAGCTCGTGTCATCGAGGTAGTCAGTCATCACTTCCCAATAGCCGAATCCGCCCGTCACCATCATCTCAAAACCTGTGTCGTAGGCTATTTCAGCGTCAGAATTGACCTCGATATGCCGGATAACCCCTTGCAACACCTCGGCTACGTCAGGGTCAGACTCTGAACCTACTGGGTTGACCTGGATGCTGGGCCGCTGCTGGCGCTGCTCGTTCGTGATTTGTCGCTTGATGCTGGGGAGGCGGTTAATCGTCAGGCATGGCC